TAGAGCAACTGACTTGTAATCAGTAGGTCCCGGGTTCGACTCCTGGTGCCGGCACCATTTAAAATCAAAGGCTTGCAGCGATGCAGGCCTTTGTTTTTTGCGTAATACGTAACAAGCCACGTAACAACCCAAGCGCGAAACGCTCATTCATGCCTGCGAGGCGATCGTCTAGGGAGGAGAGCAGTGAAAGGGAAAATTCTAGATTGGAAGTTCGCCCTCACTACGGTATTGGCGATCGCCGCCGTCGTAGTACCTGTTTATTTCTGGAAGGCAGACTTGTCTGCTTATTCGTTGACAGTTCGCCTCGCCGCCTCGTCCTCCCTTGAGCTCCCTTCCGATTCCAAGGTTCACGATCTACAGATAGTCGTGAATGGAACCAAAGTCGAAGATCCCTACATTTACTCCTTGGCAATCATCAATACCGGTTCGAAGCCAATCCCGACCGGCAGCTTCGAAACACCGCTCCAAGTGCGCACCCTTAACGATGCGAAGCTGATCACTGCGCAGATCACAGGGTCAGAGCCACCTGATATTCCAGTGAAAATATCAATTGATGATAATCAGCTGAAGGTCATGCCCTTTCTTTCGAACCCGCTCGATGAAGTCAAAATTACCCTGGTGAGCTCCGGCCCATTAGATCTGACAGCGAAAGCTCGGATCTCCGGGGTGCGGGATATCATTTTTGAAGACGTGTCTAATGTTAAAACAAGACCGCTGGTAGCGTTTCTCTACGCTGCCATATCCATACTGAGTCTAGGGCTTTACCTGTTTTTCCTCCCGCTACCTGGTTTTGCGAAGCCAATCAAGCTTGGGTTATCTGAGAGAATCCTAAGTACATTCACGCTTTTCAGCGCTGGTGTTTATTTCGTAGGCAAGGCCAGCGGAGAGCTTGCCTATGCTGGATTCTCATCCGTTTTCGTTATGCTTCCGTTGTTCGGGCTTGCATTCGTCATTACGGTGATTTTGGATCGAAGAAATCGTGCCTTCAACTCCCCCTCCTGAATCGCAGGCCATAAGCGTCCCAAGCTACCAATGAGATTGGACTCTTCTCATCGATTGTTCGTCAGGATCAATGGTGCAGGAAAGGCAAAACGTCGAAGTAGCGCGGTGTGAGAGTCCGAGTTTTTAAAGCCTTTGCGATGTGTACGCGTATGACCCAACACCCCTTATGCGAAGCGAAAAAAAATTAAGGTTGACCCCTTAAAAGCCTGTCAGATTTGTCAGATTGATATTCCTCTACTCTGTAACCCTTATATTTCAAGCCTTTCAGCGTTTTGCATCACTGTCAGAAAGCTGTCAGCGACGTGTCAGAACCTGACAAAACAGTAGTGTCAGATTTACTGTTTTTAAGTCCATGATTTATAAGGTTTTTTTATTTAAGAGGGAGAAACTGACACAAACATCCAACCCCGCTGTCAGAGCTGAACCCCAGTAAACACGGGGCCTGTAGGGCACTCGCTGACAGATATCCATGATCTGACAGGGATTTGAGGGTCAACCTAAATAAACATTAATGCGGACGCCTCGAAGCTAACGCTCAGAATGCTGCGCCGCGCACTGATCGAAGGAAGCAAGCATGCGTAAGCCAGCGTCCCAAGCAGCGGAACCCATCATTGAAATAAAGAAGAACAGTTCGACTTGGGAGGTTCATTGGGATTACCAGGAAGCCCCTGAAAGCTCAGTACTGTTCAAACGGCAGGATTACCTGGGCGGATACATTGACGGTTCCATGGATATGTTGGGCATCCTCCCCGCTAACGTCCTCTGCGCCAGCAGCGTTACTGGCTCGGTTAAAAAGCTGACCGAGGAGCAGCCAACAAAGCTGCGTGACGCGCTGGAACGTCTGCTGATTCCAGTTGTGAAGAATGAATTCACACGCCTGCAGAAGCTGAATGAACTGCCCCACCTTCGCTTGGCCGCCTCCGAATCGGTGTGAAACTCTCTGTAATGGGGCGCATCGGCTACAGCCCACAGTATCCGGGGGTTCCAGAGCAGAAACGCGTCTCGGCCATTGATCAGCGAGGCGCGTTCAAAAGAGCTCATCCGAGAATGAAAACCCACGAATTACGGTGTTTTTCATTTTTTCGCCCAATGGGGCCGGGGACTTCAGCTTTCCGCTGTTGAAGTATACCCATCGCAGTGTTGTGCAGCCGCGCTGCATTTCTCTTCAAAACTTTGCAATCTGTGAAATTGCCGATCGCCTGCAGAGCCCCACGGCCCGCTTGGGCTGCAGCTTCGTTTGCACTACTTCCGAGTTTGCACAAAAAAAGGACACAAACCCCGTCGGCGGGAGGGGGATAAGTGCTTTTTCAGGCATTTTTTTCTTTACCCTCCGGAATTTAACATTGTGTATCGCGCGCGTTGAAGTGGGCATGCCTCTCGATCCATACCCGTTGCCACCTTTGATGGACGCGACGCTAGCTGGGTGGCACCGACTGGATTCGTTTTGAGTGGCACTGAGTACACGGAAGGGGGGACACACGCACAACCTTGGTGGTGCAGTCTAGGTAGCATGGCGTTTTGCGGCCGATTTTAGATCGCAGTATTATCTTAGATATGATATGAATTGTCGGCGACGATCGAAGACGGTTGGTTTATATATAGCGCATCAGGATGGCGCATCAAAATGGATCTCAACGATTTTAAAAAACTCATTAGCTCCCAAGCACCAAAAATTATTGCGGAAGAATTTATACTAAAGAACTCCATACATGCTTTTGTATCAGCAGCGGATTATAGCAACTATATAGATATTATCCGACAAGATCACCAGGGCGCCGCTCGAATAGCAATAGTTGGTTCTGCAAACTGGAAGTTCAGTTTAAATCCTGACAAGAATCTTAGTGTGTTTCATGAGAAATCAGATATTGATGTCGCGATAATTTGCGCTGAAAACTACCTAAACACGTGGGATGAATTAAGATCATTTCACAGAAACCAATACTACTCCATAGGGCAGAACGCAAAACTCGCATTAAGGAGAAACGGAGAAAACGTATATTCTGGATTCGTTTCGCCGAAGTGGGTTCCATCGCTCAGGTCCAAATTGCGGCAGCGATATGAGAAGCTCACAAATAAATACTCGACTAGCTCGGTTGGATATAGAGCCGTCAACATGATGTACTTCCGGAACATGGACGAGACAATTGATTATTACGTGCGCGGTATCCGCGCGGCGAGAGGATAGATACAATTATGGAATATGAAGTTAGCTTGCAAACCATTTCATGGTTCAATCGACTTAAAGGCGATGACAGTTTACAGATAAGTCCTAAATTTCAAAGAAGGGCTGTTTGGATGGACAAGGAGCGCTCGCTCCTTATGGATACTGTCCTTAGCGACCTTCCATTCCCTGAAGTTTATATGCAAGTGCAAACAAATACCGACACAGGTGAGCAGCAACATATCGTAGTGGATGGGCAGCAGCGTATTACTTCCATCTTGCAGTTCATTGATAATACATTCCCACTACCGATTAACGACAATTGGCAGGGACAGTATTTCAGGGACTTAAACGCTGTACAGAAGGAGTTGTTCTGGGATTACAAAATCGTTGTTCGTTTCCTTAGAAAAACAAATGATGATGAAATCCGAAATATTTTTACTAGGCTAAACACTAACAACGTAGTTCTTAATGATCAAGAGTTGCGAAATGCACGTTATACGGGGCACTTTAAGCAACTAGCTGAGCGACTAGCAGACAACCCCTACTTTCAAAGTATTGGGCTTTTCACTGCGCGAGATGTTCGCAGGATGCTTGACATTGAATACGTTAGCGAACTTTTGCTTAGACAGGTTTATGGGATCACTAACAAAAAAGACTTGCTAGAACTAGCCTATATGGAATTCGACGACGAATTCCCAATGGAAGTCGAACACGAGAATGCTTTTAATACGACCATCGGTTTAGTAAAAACCATACTGGACAAAGAAAACCTTCCTCTCTTCAAGTCCAAAGGTGTATTTCATTCTTTGTTCGGTGTCTGTCTTGATTACAGCAAAAAAACCGACCGGTTATATTTTTCGAATATCGAAGAAGTAAAACAGCGGCTTACTGAACTCGTTGTACGCGCAAAACACAATGATTTTGTACCGGAGGACACCGACATTGCCTCCTATGCAGAAGTTTCATCTCGATCGACGTCAGACAAATCTAAGCGGGCTGAACGCGAGCGGATTTTTTGGGAGATTGTCAAAGCAGCCGAACAATTGGGCTAGTTCCTACTTAGTAATAGCCTTCAAGGCGGCGCCTAAAAGCGCCGCTCGGCTGGCTTTGGTAATGAACTCGGCGACATCAGTCTGGCTGGGTATTGGTCCCTGAACGTGAGTGTGGGCCGCCAGTTGTGTGTTCATCTGCTGCAGCAGATCGAGCATTTCGCAAACCACCTGAAATAGGTTAACGCCACTGGAACCTATCCAGTTCTTTGGCGCGCGCAACTCCTGACTGATCCCGGCCACGCTCTTACGTAGGCCCTGAATCCTTTCCTCCATATCACCACCCACCGTGGCGTTGTGCTTCTGCCCCACCACCAGGTTGAAATCCCTCCCGGTCGCCTGATGCAGATCATCCACCGCCGCCAGACTTGCGGATCCACCCGACAGCAGTTTCAGCGCGCCCAGCGCCTCGATCGTCTTGATCCCACCCACTGACTCGTTCGAATGGTCATCCACCGTCCTGGTGTGACTTTGGAAGCTCTCCGTGTTCTGCATCGCCTCCACTTCCCGCTCGATCGCCTGGTCCTGGATCTTGCCGTCCGTTTGCCGTAGCCAGTTGCCGTCGGCGTCGACGCGCTGCTGGCAGGCTTCGCTGTGCTGCCACACCTGGTCGCCCTTCGGCACCCGGGGCAGGCTCAGGCCGTGCGGCAGGATCTGCGTGATAAAGGGCTTATGCGGCAGGCCGTAGGCAAAGCTGACTACCACGGTGGTGCCCTCCTCCGGGAAGCCAAACATGCCCGCCTCTTGCCCGCCCATTGGTGCCGGCAGTGGCAGGCCGGTCAGGATCGGCAGCGCGGGATCTGGCTCGCCATCGGGCAGCAACACTTCCACGTCCACGCCAAAGCGAGGTCGGAAGTCGTCGCACAGACCCGGAGCGGCCGGCGCATCGGGTACGGCGACCACACGGCCAAAGCGTGGCAGGTGGTAGCCGCCGGTGAGTTCGGGGAATTGCCGCTCTACACTGCGACGGATTGCGTCGTCCATTTGATCGCCATTTGGTTGCCGGCAAGGGTCACGCTGGTGATCCTCTCGCCCTGGTTGATGGTTGCACCTGGTCGTAGTCCTGGAAGGGCCGCGATCATTGCGCTCTGATTGCCCTGGTAGCCGTCGAACAGTTCGACCGGCAGCTGCAGCGGCGAACGGATGCCAAAGAAGCTGTCGGCCCAACTGCCCACGAACACTTCGCCGTCGCCCTGCTGTTGCCAGATAAAGTCGGGGATGCTGAACACGCTGGCCAGACTGTCCATGGCAAGGTAACCGGCAGCCAGGCTGTAGAAAAACGGCGTCTTTACCTTGGCGTAGGCCTTGTCCGGCACGCGAAAGCGCAGGCCGGTCTTGTCGCTGACCTCGGCCAGGACGCCCTGTAGGTCGACATGTCGCAGGTTCAACGCCATAGGCTGGGACAGGATCGCCGCCAGTTCGCGGCAGACCAGGATCTGCTGCACGCTGTTGATCGCCGTAGAGCGCTCAACAAAGCCGATGAAGTGGCGCTGCAGCGGGTTGTCGTTGTAGCCGACATCGAGCGTTACCAGGCCTTTGACCGGCCCGTCTGCCTGGATGGTAAAGGTCGCCCGGCCGGGGCTTTTGATCTCCAGCCGTACTTCGTCTTTGATCAGCGCGTAAGGCGTGCCACTGATGGTCAGTACCTTGTGAAGTTTCATGGCGTCGGGGCCAGCCAGTCATCCACCCTTTTCAAGGTGCGTTCGAAGCCGCTCAGTTCCCCGGGTGTACCGCTGCCATCGCCACCAGCCGCGCCGCCCACCGCCGAACCTGGGCCAGATTGCGACGTCACGCCTTTGGCAGCACGGCGACTCTCTACGCGTTCAGGGTTGGAGAGTTTTTCAGACAAGGTGAACAGCACCAGCCAGGCACTTAGCGTGTCGTCTTAAAGACATTGATGTCCAGGTCTCCGGTCGCCTGCGGGTCAATTCGCCCGAGGCGATACGTGAGTACGTCAATGCAGGATTAGGAATCGCGCAAGGCCCTCAATGGCTTTATGAGGAAGGGCTAAGAAGTGGCAATCTTCAACTGCTGCTTAGCGACTACGTAGCACCACAGGTGCCGATCCAAGTCGTTTACCTCGCGAATCGGCTGCTGCCCAAGCGGGCCATCGTTTTCATGGACTTCATGGCGGATGTGTTTGCAAAAAGCTCTGCATTCCAAGAACGCCTAAGGTCTGACCCCCCCTGGTTTTGTATACACATCCGAGTGTCCACTTCTGACCGTCTGTTGCCTGTCGCCACGGCAGCTTTTGGCGGACTTCTGCCTATTCTCGACGGAAGAGATGATCATCAACGTTCGAATTCGGGAGATTTACCATTCCGTATGCGGCTCTGAATGACTTGCAGACCGACAATGTGCTGGCATCTAAAAATCCCGAGTTCGATTCCACCGAACGCCATAAGTAACTGATTTTTCAGTTACTAGTTCAGCGCCAAACCGCCCCACCATTCCC